CAGCGGTCAGATCGTCATCGGTAGGAGTTATCTGCTGTGCAGCAGCGGGTGTAATTGCAGGTGCTGCCATGCCTGCTGTCGGTGCAGGAGCTGCCACACCCGCTGCTGCACTTGCCGTGCTCAGACCGTTGAAGTCCAGAGCCGCCGCCTGCTGTCTCTCCCTGTTAAGTGTAGCCCTGCAGCCCTTGTCCTGCTCTGCGAACTCACACATCTTATTGAACGAGGGCATTTTAGTAATTGGTGTATCGGGGCTCTTGTCCTCGTCCAGATCACCGAACTTATGCAGGCGCACCATATCAAAAGCATTAACAAGCTTCTCACTGCATGGGTCTGTCGCATGATGTGAGAAAAGGAACTTGCCGTCATAGACTATTGCACCGCCTGTGGTAGAACCGCCTAAGTAGGTGAACCTGTCAGGCATATTGTCAACAGGCTCATAGATACCCGGAAGGAAAGCAGCCATTGCCTGCTCAATAGTATATGTACGGCAGAACGCTCCCACAGTACCGGTCTTTTCGAGCGGGTCTCCCTGCTTGACTGCAAGAGCCTTGTGCGATATAGCACCGGGCACCTGCGGCCATGAGCTGACGTTGTGCCAGTCTGCATATGTACCGAGCACCATGTCAGCTGAGATAAAGGGTGCATCTTTGGTCTTGTAGAAGTATTCTGTGTCTGAGCACTTAGACGGCCAGTACATAAGGCGTGATACGTCGAACGTGGTCTTATCAGCGCACTCAATGCCTATCTGCTGTGCTATACGCCTTGCAATAGGCTCATATTCATCGGGTGATACAGTTCTGTCAAGCGGAAGGATAACGCGCAAGCGGGGTTTGGCCGCCGTGTGCTTTCGTGTGCTGTAAATGCAGTAACTGCAGTTCAGAGCATCGGTCTTAGCTGCTATCATGTCTGTACCCCACCCGGGGATATTATCGAAGTCAAGTGTTATGATATCTCTGCCGAGCACGTTAGCAGCCTTACGGCGTGTGCCGTTCAGAGTGCCGCCCACGAAGCCGCCTATGTCCTTTAGATCGTCCTGCTGTGTCTTGGGCATACTCATGTACTCTGCATGGGTCTCCGTGCCTACAATTGGCTGTGTGAGCCTTGCATACAATGCTGAGACTGTTGTGTTCTCCTGCCGCCACATCTTACTGTTACGGCTGTTACCTACCGATATAACTATCTGCCTATCCGGCATAACTGATACACTCCTTTATGTTAAGCCCTCACCGGAGCGAGGGCGTTATATTCTTAATATCCTGCGCTGTCGTCCTTTAACCGCTCAGCTAACCGCTCTAACTTCTCAGTGCGGTACATTGACACTTTGGGGCGATTGCCGAACATGATCTTTAACTGCTGCATCATGATATCAACGTCTGCCATTTCCTCAGATATATGGTTGATATCACCCTTATCTCTCAGATGCTTGCTCAGCTCCTTAATAAGCTCGGACAGTTCTTCCATAGCAACGATGATCTGAGCATCGGTGCCGTTCTTCTTTATTGTGTCGAGAAGTATCTTTGTGTCCCACTTATCCGTCTCAATGAGTGTCTGTCTGTGAAAGAGCGGGCTCTCGTACTTCTCGAACCTTGACATATCTACTTTCTTTTCCATGTTACCAGTCTACCTCCAATACCGCATCGGGGAATGCTTCACACCGTGCTATCAGTTCTTTGAGAATGACCGCTATCTCTGCGGTCGTCATAAATGCTCCGTTGATAAAGTCAAAGTAACTGTACTTCGCGGAATGCTCTGTCAGCTCCTGCAGAGCCGTCCGGAAGATAGGCAGCATATACTTGACTGATCTGCACGCCCACCGGGACGGATACTCACCACAGAGCTCTTTCAGCATCTTGCCGGCATTACCGTCAACGTGCATATACTTCTGACCGTTGTACTCGTGGAGCGTGCCCTCTGTACCGTTTGCCGCCCACGTCCAGAAACCTATACTGTATATCATGGTTCTATGCCCTCCCGCTTGGTGTGCTCTATCTTCCGCTTCTCTCCGTAGCGGGTATTAAGTACCACCTGACAGCTGCACCGCGGGCAGTCCGTGCACTCGTAGTACTGCGAGCTGAGGTTCATCACGCTAACAGGAACAAGGTACACATCTTCTTTGGTGGGCTTTATCCGCTCACCGCATACTCCGCATCGTATCATCGTTTCTCCTCCTGATTGAGCCACCTGTCAATGCAGGTCTTGCAGTCTGTCGTGTAATCTTCTGTCGGTATGCACTTAGGCATTTCAGCTCCTACAAGCTTTATCGGGCATACATCAATGCCCTTTTCACGTATTGTTATCATCAGATCGTAGGCGTTACGCCGCTCGATATATCTCTCACGATTTCGCATTGTCGCTATCCTCCTTGTGCTCCTGCTTCGCCCACTCAGCTATACCCTCTGCACAGTCGCAGTAGTCACAGTGCCGAAGTTCACAATGTACACACACGGAACACGAAACATCTAAGAGCTTACCGAGCTCCTCAGGGTCGAGAGTTGCAAGCCATTCCTGATTAGTCATCGTCCTTACCTCCTATTGACTGCTTGTAGGTGCACACAGCGTACATAGCGAGCTCCCAGATATCTTTAAGACCTATTATCGAATCATCGGTAAGCACCGCCCAGTCCCTGCCGAATGTTGTAGCGTTGCCCCGCTGCACTTCCTCATACTTCCATGTGTCGTAATCCTTGCCGTCCTCTATGGCAGTGATAGCATTTTCAAAACAGTGTTCCAGTCTACTCATTGTCGTTACCTCCGAACATCAGTTTACCTAGTTCTCTTAGCTCAGCTTTTCTTTTCTGTCTTTCGGCTTTTGTCTCTATACTCACTATTATGTTTCCTATACCGCATAATGTAGGCAGCATAACACACATAACTCTCTCAATGCTGAATCGGTTCAAGCATATGCAAGTAATCAGAAGCCCGACACCAATAATCAGCTGTATGGCACCAGAGACAAACTTACCCATATGTTTTATACGCATCTTATGTCACCGCTCCATTGTTATTGGTGTGCCTACGGTTCCCACGCTTCCGCTGCTGTCGGTAGGCTTGAAGAACTCTCCGGGCATAGGGAACATATATCTGAACATCAGATAGTTGGCAGCATCTACAAGGTGCTCCGTGTTGTGATCTTTCTTGAAAGCTTCTAAACACAGTTCCGCTGTGGCGAGTGCATCAACTCTGCCGCTTGCGAAGTTATCCCGAGCAGGACCGTACTTGTAATGTGATACCTCTATCCGAGCCTTGCGTTCCTTGTCGAACTGCTCACTGTAGCTATATTTTAAAACGTTGTCCATCGTTCATACTCCTTTTCTCAATCAGTTCCTCAGCTTCCTTGTTCTGAGGTATGCCCAGTACATCATTACAGAGCCAACAGTGCGGGTCGAAGTCTGATACCCACCTGCAGCCGCAGAGCCTGCACTTGAAGCATGGGCGTTTACCTTTCTGCTTCTGGGGCTTGTCCTTTTTCTTCTTACCCATGCCGTGCTCTCCTGTTCCAGACGTTCACGACCGCCTTTTCAGTTTTATATTCCTTGTGGGTGCCTGCTCCACACGAACAAGCTATACGATAGTAGCGCATTGTTACCTCTCCGCGCCAGTCTTTCAAGCACCGTTTCTTTATTGTGACCTCACGTCCGCAGAAAGGACACGGCAGAAGTTCGTTATTTACTGTTGCTTTATTCATCCGCTATACCTCCATCTTATAGCCACAATGTGGGCAGTATGATGTTGTTACAATATGCTTATGGTTATTATCAAGTGGTGCAGTTCCACCGCAGTGCGAGCAGTAGTACTCTTCTCCACGCTGTACCCAGCGGGCTCCTTGCTTCATCAAGTCCGACAGTCTGTAAAGTTCAACATAATCACCGTCAGACACCTCATACTCCATATCAAGGGCTTTTATCACAAGGGCGTATATATCCTCTTCCCACTCCTTTGCGGCTTCGATGATTTCATCGAGAGTGAACTTGCCACGAGCTTTTTCTATACACAGTTTCCAGATGCCCCGATTATCATAGTCTGAATGCGTTTCAATACCTCGTTTCATTCCAAATCACCGTCCATTCTAGCACCGCAACGGCGGCATCTTGGGTTGACCTCGTTGACTTTTTTCTTTATCTTTTGATATACACACGTAGAATCGTTGTACCGTATCATCTCACCGCAACAAGAACAATACCATATAGGAGAAGGCTTTGCAGGAAATGCACTCTTGTTTTTACCTCTTATCCAATGCCCATGCTTGATAGGCTCCATGTCAATTGTCGGTTCATCTGCTATCACTTGCGGCATCAGATCGTGCAGTACTTGGTTCGTGTTCTTCTCTATGACCCTGTTATCCGATTCGCACACCAGATTGTCAAGTGTCTCTTTCAGGTGGTCTGCATCAATCGGTCGCATTCTCATCCTCCTTTGTGCCGTCATATCCTACGAAATCACATGGAAGATTATTACTACCATCGTCATTCCAACGAAGATATGAAGGACAGTCTTGATACATTAGCGCTATCCGTGAGCAGTATCCATGCTCCTGATATTTACATTGATTAGGCTCACAATGTAGATATTTCATTTACTATCACCTCAGCCTGCGTAGTATCCGATATTGTCTAAGTCACTCTCACGAACGATGACACATTCTTCATCGGCAGTTTCAGCTATCCAGAATTCGCCTGTGTCCACAGTACACATCAGACAATTGAGGAGAGTGATTTGTCCATATCTTGCATGGTCTGCTATGTCACCTACGCGGGGGCTCTCGTCTGAATTTCTATGGCAAAATGTGCTCACTCTGAATCACCTCCGAAAAGCCTATGTTCGAGTGTGCCGAGTACGATCGCGTTAACGAACACCCTCAGCGCACGGTCTGCATTATCGTACTGCCCCATGAACTCAGCTTCATTCGCTATACTGTGAAGCACTTCCAGAGCCGCTTCATGGAAACGTTCCTTGCCAACAGCTTCAACCGTTGGCTGTTCGGCTATGTCTGCTATTGTGCTGCACACGTTCTCGGTGTCCCTGCACCGCTCTTGGTTAGGGCAAGTGCTGCACATATACTCTTTCAGGGCTCTTGCATCTATCAACCGCATTCGTTGTCACCGTCCTCTCCGCCGTTGAGTATTCTTTTTATCCAACATTCGACATTGTCATAGGCATCTTGGAGCGCATCTTGTGCTACGTTTGGATTGTAGTAGTGCCGTGCATCGTTGACAGCATCGCTGTACGCCTGGTCAACTTTTTCTATTAGCTTTTCGAGAGCTTCTGTGGCTTCTTTCTTAGCCTGTGCGTACCCCTGTGCGTAGCCCTGTCTGAAAGCCTGCTCTACTTCATCATTAATGTGTATTGTAGCCTGCATATCTCACTCCCCCTTGAAGTCCGCGCTCATTCCTATCAGCGGAATAAGGTAAAACCACAGAATACCTATCCTGTTGAAGTGTATAGCTGCTATTGTTACGCCTGCTGCTATCATCACGTGTACTATGCCATTGGCTACGATATGCAGCTGCGCTGCCGTTGAATGCTTATTACTGTTCATCGTCTGCGATCTCCTTTATCTTCCGTGTAGTCATTATGCCGTATGATGTTCTGTATGCTTCGAGCCCCTTTGAGTGAAGGAGCCGTGCTGCCTGTTCATGTGCCGTGTCGAACTCGTACTGCGTTTTGAAGAACTTGCAGCCCTCACACTGCTTAGTCCGGAGGGCTGTGCATTCATCTCCACAATCGAAGCAGCATACAGTGCTTCGATTACCGAGTAAGCACCCTATCAGAGCGCCGTTCATGCCTGACCCTCCCGCTTAGGTTTCAGAGGTATTGTTATTCCGAGCACCGTGAAGTTGGTATCGAGGTAAGCGCATACTATGTATGATTCGCGGAACCTAAAGTAACCGTATCTCAGGTGCTTAACACCTTTGAAGTAACCGAGGAACTTACTGTTTATCCAGATCTCCGTACCGCTCTCAGGAGCACGCATCTTGACGAGCTGTGTGCCGTGGTTCGTCTGGAAGATATCATTTGTAAGCTCTATGCACATAGAGTTCTTAGCTTCATTGAACATCTGCACGAGGTTCGGCATAGCACGCCTGTCAGGGTGGTTGATGTCGAGAACGAACAGTCTGTCAGGTACGCTTAACGCTGACTGACCTGCCGGGTCTGCGATATACGCGTAACCGTATGTCGTATCTTTCTGAATGCGCATAGCTTCACCTTTCTTGATGCAAGCTTTCATTACTTCCTGCTGTATGGTCAGCATATAGTTGTAAAAATCCATGTAAGTTCCTCCGTTCCTGCCTTATGCACTCTTACGCCGTTTAAGGTGCTCGATTATAGGCTTGATGTCAAATATGGTTACTGTTTTCTTCTCAGCTGCTTCATGGTTCTTGATGTACTCCGTGAACTCCGCTGACTGCTTAGCTAGCCGCTTTCTGGTTTTGGTGAGTGACTTTTCCAGTGCCTGCACTTTTGCATCGTATATGAGTATTGTGATCTGCACCGCTGTGTCAAGCAGCAGCCAGTAATACCCGCGTGCACTTCCTGTTACGAGCTGTGTGATAACAGCGAAGTAAAGGAAGCCTTCCCATATAAAGGCGAATATTGCCGCCGCCATTTCGTCACTGATCTTCTTCCGTTTCATACTGCTTCTGCTTCCTCCCAAGCTTTGTAGAGCTTCAAGCCCTGAATTGCTATCCAGTCCACCATTTCCTCATTTGTCGCCCAAGCTGAGGTACTGTCTGAGCTGTCCCAAAGCCCGCTCTCATAGAAAAATGCGTGAACTATCTCGTGTCTGAGTACTTCCCTGAGCATTGATATGTCAGGTTCAAACTCATAGTCGGTACGAATAACGATAAGCTTTGTGTGTGGGTTACAATACCCGCTCAGCCCGTCAAGTTCCTTATCGTTCTTACTATTCCTCTGTTCGATACGGTATATCGTACCGAGTATACTAACCTGGTTCTTCATAGTTTTCAACCTCCTTGTAGTACTCGATCAGCAGCGGGTCTATGCTCGATATGCTGCGAGCCCATGCCAGAGCGACAGCCGCCGAGATCAGGATAACAATTACCAAAGCCACAGTATCACCTCATTCCTCTTTACGTTTGGATTCACGTTCAAGTCTGCGGATAGTTCTCTCAGCTTCTTTTCTGCCGTTTGCAGCAGCAAGAGCACATATTGAGAAACCTAAGGGAGCACCTAAGGCGCAGCCCAGAATAAATAACGCAACTTCCGTCATGCTTTCACCTCCGAAGCACAAGTATATTATATCCGATATTTCGGTAATAATCAATTGACATTATTACCGAAATATCGGTATTATTTTTGTTTATTATTACCGTTTATTCGGTAACATATCGGACAACATATTTTCTCCGTATGCAAGGCACTCACGCAAAGTCGGGAAGTAGTCAGATATCGGTTTAGATTTGTGCCATATCATGCACACGGTCTTTTCCGGGTCGTACTCCCACGGCTTGGCACCTTCGCGCTCGATCTGATGCAGGCAGAACGTGTACACCTTTGTGTCCTCTCCGCACTGAACTGAGTACTGATCGTCACCCTCGTTCTTGTACACTCCCGAGCCTGCTCTAAGCTCATCTATGATAGCTCTCCGCAGTCCGTGAGCGTGTGTGCCCTCGACTACCTCAGAGCCTTTCTTATGCTTGGTAAGATAGTACACATATGTGTTGCCGCCGTCCCGCTTCTCGATCTTGTACCCTTTGTTACGGTCAAAGTTCCTGACTTCCTGAATGCAGTATACATAACCGTCAACCTCAGCTCTCCAGCACATCCAGTTCTCTTCCCGGAAGAATATTCCCTTGCCTATCTTCATGTCAGCACTCCTTGTCTTTGAGCTTGCCCCAGTACGCGAGATAGATAGGATCCTTTATCTCTCCGTCTGCTTCAAGCAGCTTGGTCAGCTTCTCCACAGCTTTCTCAGCTCTGGAAAGGCGGTACAACACTTCATCATGTCCGATGTTCTGCCGTACTGCATAGTCGCTACTGAATGTAGCTGCTTTCCGCAGCTCTTCAAGTTCCTTCTTCTGGTATTCGAGTGCCTTAGTAGCTGTGTACTTCTGGTATTCCTCGAATGTACCGAATTTCTCTGCAAATGTCATGCTGTTATCAACTCCGAGTTAGG